ATGCTGACCCTGCCATACATTGCCACCCCGACCGATTCGGGCAATGATGAGATGGAGATTGTCTTCACCTGATCCGCGTGGCATTTGTCCTTAAGCAGTCGGACTCCTACACCTGGCCGGTGAGCATTAAGCTCCCGGCCAACGGTGGGAAACGAGAGCGGCAGACATTTGACGCTGAGTTCAAGCGGTTGCCTCAGAGCCGGATCAATGAGATCCAGCGCGAGGTGCAGCTGCGCGTTAAGGCCAACGAAAAGGGCGAGGACACTGGCGAGGGCGTCAGTGATCAGAGCATTGCCGATGAGATCCTCGTGGGCTGGGACGGAATCGTGGATGGCGATGGTGAGCCAGTGCCATTCAGCAATGCCGTGAAGGCGCAACTGCTGGATGTGCCGATGATGGCCGGTGCTCTGGTGAGCGCCTACTTCGAATCGCTGGTGGAGCAGAAGAGAAAAAACTGATCGGGGCCGCTGAGCATTGGCTAGGCGGCATGGAGGTTGACGACACAGCAAAGGATGCAGCTGTGTTCGGCATCGAACCACCACCGAGCAAAGCGGCCGTTGATTTTGAAGTGGAGCCTGAAGCGTGGCCAGCCGTTCGTGTGTTCCTCAAAGTGCAGACGCAATGGCGCAGTGATTCCGGCACCATGATCGGCCTCGACTATGGCGCCGTGCGGTGGGTGTTTGATCTACTGCAGATCGCTGATCCGGCCGAGGTTCTAGGTGACCTGCAGATCATCGAGGCTACAGTGGTTGCAGCAGTCAACAAGCGCAAGAAATAGCCATGGCGCTGGACATGACAACCGCCCTGACGATCAGGGCCAAGGTTGACGGTCTGGGCCAGATTGATGGTTTGACTCGTTCGCTTGATAAGGCGAACAATCAAGCCAGCGGATTGAGTGGTGCGTTCAGCAAACTTGGCGGTATGGCCAAGAATGCCGGCGTTGCAATGGCTGGCCTTGGTGCTGCTGCTGTTGGTGGTTTGGCAGTGCTCGGCAAGCGTGCCATTGATGCCGCCGACAATCTCAACGATTTGAGCCAACGCACCGGCGTTGGTGTTGAAGCGCTCAGTAAGTTCGGCGCAGCAGCAGAAGACAGCGGCAGCAGCTTGGATGAAGTTGCCAAGGCGATGGGCAAGCTATCGAAAGGGATTGTCGATCCTGCATCCAAAGCCAATGAAGCGCTGAGATCGATTGGCGTCAGCTCGACGGATGCAAGCGGCAAGATTCGCAGCGTTGACGCAGTGATGCTCGACATTGCCGACAAGTTCAGCAAGCTGCCAGACGGTGCGCAGAAGACTGCGTTGGCGATGCAGATCTTCGGCAAGTCAGGCGCCAATCTGATTCCGATGTTGAACGGTGGCCGCGAGGCAATGAGTCAATACTCAGCGACCATCACCACCGAGATGGCGCAGGCTGCTGACAAGTTCAACGATGCGATCAACGCAATCATGCGTGAGTTGGCTGGCCCATTTAATCAGGCGATTACGGCCTCACTGCCATACATCACGCAACTGGCGCAGCAGCTTGGCGCCGCATTACCTGGCGCGATTGCTGCTTTGGTGCCGGTGTTGACCGGCTTCCTTGATGTACTGGCGCAGATCGGCCAGTGGTTTGCAACGCTGACGCCACAACAGCAGGGGTTTGTGGCAGGCGCTGCTGCGCTCACGGTTGCGTTCATCGCATTGGCACCTGCAATCACTGCGCTGATCAGTGTCTTTACTGTGCTCGGTCCGCTGATCACAGGTATCGCCGCGGCGATTGTTGGGATCCCTGCCGTGATCGCTGGCTGGGCTGGTGCCATCGGTCCACTGGTGGCCGGCCTCACTGGTCTTGGCCAAATCCTTGTGGCTGTATTCACTGGCCCAGTCGGTTGGGTTGCATTGGCGGTTGCCGCTGGCGTTGCGATCTATGCCTTCCGTGATCAGATCGGCCAAGCATTTCAAGCGATTGGCCAGGCCATTGGAGCTGCTGCCTCCGCCTTTAAGACTGTCTTCATCGATCCGATCCTGCAGCTTGGCGGGCAGGTTGTGAGTTTCTTCAGAACGACATGGCTCGGATTGTTCGAGATCGTTAAGCAGCCGTTCATGCAGGCGATTCAATGGCTCAATGCCAGCTTCCTGCAGCCAATCACACAGACAGTCACGAATGTTGTTCAGAGCATCGGCAACGCCTTCAAGTCTGTGAAGCAGGCGATTGTCTCGCCCTTTGAAGCTGCACTAAACACAGTGCGCGGCATCGTGAACAAAGTGCTGAACACGATTGGCAACGCCGTCAGGAGCGTTGTGCAGGCGATCAACAACGTGATCGCTGGTGCAAACCAAGCACTCGCGAGAGTTGGCCTGCCGGCGATCCCATTCCTGCCGGCCCCTCAGATCCCGCAATTCGCTGAGGGTGGCGTTGTGAGCGGGCCAACCTTGGCGATGGTGGGCGAAGGGGGCGAGCCGGAATACATTGTGCCGCAATCCAAGGCCAGTGGTTTTGCTGCTAATTGGATGGCCGGCAAGCGTGGCGCTAGTGCCATCCCTCGCTTTGCTGAGGGTGGTGTTGTTGTTCCTGGCAGCGCAACCGTGAGCATTCAAACTGGCCCGGTCACGCAGATGAACGGAACGAACTATGTCACCACGCAAGATCTGAGCCGTGCAGTTCAGGCCAGTGTCAATCAGACTCTGAGCCTGATCGCTGGCGATGGCGGCGTGCGGCGGCAGCTGGGGCTCGCCTGATGGCTTATTACGATCTGCTTTGCTTCCTTGAGTATTACGCTGATCGCAGCAGCGTGTACGATCCGAGCACCGGCAAGCGTTCACCAACACGCCGCTGGCAGAACTTCTATCAAGTGGCGCAAGATCTATCGGTGGTTGATGCGTCAGTGCAGGGCGTGTTTCAGTACATCCCCTTCACTGCGTCTGGCTTTGCGCTGAAATCAGCCAACAGCATTGGTGAGCTAAACGTAGAGATCGCTGCAACTGGCGACATTATTGATCTGACCGACACGGCTATCGGCGCCAATCGGCTAGTCATTGCCTCGCTCTATTTGCAGGATGCTGGTGAGGATCAGCTGGACCCTGCTAGTGCCACTCTGGTCAGTCGCTACATTGGCGGCATTGATGCAGCAGAAGTGAGCGATACATCTGTGAGCTGGTCAATCAGTCCGGTCGTCGATAAAACCAAGCCACAGATCCCAACGCGCAAGGTGGCATCTGATTTGATCGGGAGGTTTGTCGGCCAATGACGATGCAGATTTTGGCGGTTGATCTTGAGGTGCAATGCTGTGATGGCACAACGCATCGAGGCGTGAGGCTTGCTGTTGATGGTACGCGCCGCGTCTATCTTGCTGCTGATGACACCGAGATCAGCGATGTGCAGACCGTCACGGAATGCACGGCCATCGTGCCGCCAATGATCCTGACGGCCGCCCTTCAACGTTGCAAGGAGTGTGAGTGATGGCGATTGATATCAACAAGTTTTTTCAAGAGGCTGCAGACCGCGATATGGCGATCCTGCAGCGTGATGCGCCGCAGTTCAACTGGACACAGAAAAAGTTCCCCAGTGGAGCAATCGGCATTTCAAGCGGCAGGATTCAATTTGAGTCAACGCCTCATCAGGCTGCAGCCAAGCAAGATCAGGCGCCCGAGAATCGCAAGACACCAAAGGCCAATCTGGGCGCTGAGCAGCGCATCGCTACAGCTGGCGAGACCGTGCCGATTGTGTTCGGCAAACGTGTCAGTGGGAACGGGGGCGTATGGGTGCAGCCATCCTTGGCGCGGGCAGGCTCAAACTTCTTTGTAGGCAGCTTCCTGTTTCCAGTTAGCCAGGGTCAGATTGTCAGCAGCCCAGTGAAGCATCGGGCTTGGGTTGGTCTGAGCAATATGGCATTTCTTGCTGATCAGACGATCACGATCAGCGCGATCTACAACAGCGCCGCCACACTTGCCGCCAACCCTGGCACCTGCCCGATCCTCGGTTCTGGATTGTATTGCGGCAATGAAACCTATTCGTATCTCAGCACCACACTGCCAATATCTGGCGAATGGGTAGAACGCTGGGATTGGGCGACGACAAGCTACAGCGGCATAAGATATGTGGCTCGTGGGACTGGCGATACAACCAACTCAGCCATCACCACCACGGCTCAGGTTTTTGACAACCTAACTGGCGCAGATGTAACGGCTGCTTACTGGGCGTACATTGGTCTTCCATCTTCTAC